GCTTTGCTAAAAGTTTTCACCATTCGCGGAAGTAAATCTCCAGGGTATAACTGATCTGTGTCCAGCATACCAAACACTGTTATCCCGTCGCAAAACGCTTGAAAGACAAGATCGTTTCTAAACTCATCTATGCCTGCTGTTCTGCTCGGAAACCGTGGCACATACAGCTGAACATTAACTCCGCTGAACAGCACGTCCAAAAGGCTGAGCCAGAATTGATAGTGCTGAAACTGATCCATGATCGGCATTCCTATTCCAAGCCGCATCTTTTCGAGCTTGTTTACGGTCCGCCAATTGTTTGTGCTGCGATTGATGTAAAGTCTAGTATCCTGTCGGCGCTCACGAGTTCTAAACCCCCACTCACTAATCATTTTCTTTTGAGTATAATGCTTATACTTCTGTGTAAACTCATGATCTGGATGTAGTACACGGGACTTTAGACTTGTATTATAAAGCCCAAGTGACATGGCACGATCACGCAGCTCGCTGTCGCAGTAAATGTGATTATATCCTGTGTGGAAAAACTCACCATCAAGCATCGGTAAAGTTTTCTTGCTTGCCAGCCAATGGATGCAGAGATCATTGGTGTTCTCATCAGGAATTCCCAGCACACCAGGACCATCACCATACAGTTGCTTAAATTCAGATAGCGCATTGATCATGAAGTTTTCCTCGGGAGTTGTGTCGTCACCGAGAAACATAACAAGGTCCGTCTTTGCTTCATCAACCAGACGCTTTACCATTTTTGGACAGCCTATGCGCGGCTCCTTGTCTTCGGCAAATTCCACTTCAAACTGATACGGCAGCAGTCCTGCTCGCTCATGAATTAAGCGGATCAGCTCAGGCAATCGCTCAGTACGAATAACAGGTATAACAACAGTAATTTTGTCCATCGTAGTAGCATTAGACATTGGCAGTCTCCCTTCGGTAAGTTGGTTCATCATTCGCGGTCTCATTTCTGTACCGCATATTTATTGCTACATTGATTGAATCGTTCGATGTCGGCACTACTTGCTTGTATTTCATATACAAGCGCTGATGCTCTGTTGCCCAAAACTTGTGACCAAATTCCAAGTCATCAGGATACTTAACCTCAAGTAAATTCTTTATGCGATGCCTTTGCTTCTCCCGCCAGTAATCATACTTGTATTGTGCTAAGCTGCCTTTGTAGTTTGGTGGCACAGAATACACCGCTCTATCCATAATGTTTGTGCGATCAAGTCCTCCAAGCTTCTGCAGCGAGCTATCAATGTCCTTTGAGCAGCGCACCATAACTATCACGCCTGTGTTGCAGTCGTCTTGAGCCAATCTGTGCGAGTTAAAAAACTGTGAAGGTACCCAACCGACAATCTTTTCTTCAGAGCGCTGAACCTTCCAGCACATAAGCAAATTATGTAGCAGTCCATAGTAATCGTCGTATATTGGTCGTTCCAGTTGCTCACACAATATGTGAGCCATTATGCCTGTGCCGCTGCGAAACGGACCAGTCACAAACACGGTATGAAATGCGCTTGCCCACTGTACGATCTCCGCTACACGTCGCTGCTGTTTCGGGTCAATCTTCGGCTGTAACATCTTTCGCGGCTCCTTGTCCTTTTGCGGACGTTCGGGACGTTTTTGCAGCGCGCCGTTTTATACCCCAAAAATAAAGATCCTCGCCAGCGCGCCCGCTCGAAAACTCATATTTTTCAAAGCACTTGTTGATATCAATTGCATATCTGATCATTTCCTCTGTGAGATTGCAGTAATACGATTGCCACTTTTTATTCTCGCTGCTTGCCGTAAACGGTGAACACGCCGGGTCGTGCTCAGCTGTGCCATGCTCTCGCCGGCCCTCGCCTGCGCAGGTCATAATAAACAAACCTCCCTCGACAAGCAATCGCTCTGTAATAGCCTTTAGTGATTCAACCCAGTGAATATCATGCTCAAGAGCTTCTAAGCTCAACACGACATCAAACGGCTTTTCAGGAAAGTATTCGTGAATAAGAGACACAACATCCACATTGCGCCCATGGCCTATGTCCAGCCCAATGTACTCTGACGCATGCTGAAATATCTCCCGCACATTTCCATTCACGTCTAGAGAGCCTGCATCCAGCACACGCTTATCAATTATTTTGATAGGAAACTTTGCTCGCATCTCTTTCACAAACAATACTTGCTCATCGTGCATGGCTAATCGTCCTCCACCTCAATATTGTATTCAATTATTGCGTGCCATACAGCTTCTTCTGGATCACGATTGATTGAGCTCATAACACGCTCCATTTTTAGCAAACGGTACTCATCCAGATCAATCTCCGCGTAATCAAATGTTTGGATAAATTCCTTGTAGATTGACATTATAGGACTAGAGCCTGCTGTTGAGTCAAACAGCGAGAACTGCACGCTGAATGTGTCGAGCTTTTCTTTGTTGAACATATAATCAGGCGTTGCACTAATAAAGAAGAACACTCCATATGGTAGCTCAGCGCGCTCTGGAGCTTCGGTAAAAAACAATCTTCCGTTCAAAAGCGTCCATACGCGTTCGCCTTTATGGGCATTGAATTTTTTCATAATGCCTGCTGCAATATAGTTCACGGCTTTGTGCCTCCGCCTGCTTTTGTATTGAGTATAGCATTAAGACTCGCACAATACTTGTTGTATACTGGACGCAGGTATGGTCTGGGCTTCATCTTGCGAGTACCAAATTCCAGATATGGAGCATATTCAACGTTTGTGCCAACACGGACCACAAATTCACCTTTCTTTGCCCTTACCTGAGAGAGCCTATCGCCAGCCCGCGCAGCCTTTCCGCCGCTACCCTGCGACTGTCCAGCACCTCGACGCTTACCTGCAGACCACGCCGTGCTGATTGAACCTACCAAACGGCTTGTTCTACGATGCGGTGGCTGCCCGGGAGCTGATGCAATAAAACGGCTTTTGCCGCGCTTGCCATTTTTGCTCTTACCTTTTATTCCGCCTCCAACCATACTGCGCTTGATTTCTCTCTCCATGGTAAAGGCAACTCCAAGTAAGTGCTTCTCGAAGTCGCTTACCACTGGATCAAGTGCTTTTGGGTTCCATTTGAGCTTTGCCATCGTCAATCACTTTTCTTCAACACAGTACAGCCGCAGAACAATATTGCGCTCATCAACGTTATATACGCCTTCTATTAAGAAGGTTCTTGTACCGTGAACAGCTCTGTTGCCTGCTGCAACGCCTCGTCTGTATCGTATATACACATCATAAAAAGTTTCTGTCACAGCCCTATTGCTCTCTGCAAAACGGTTCGGCGACACGGGATATAAGCACGCCCACACAGTAGCATAGGTTTGCCAAGTCTCGGTTGCCGTGCCGTATTCATCCGGGACAAGAGTCATATTTTGCAGCTCAATGCGCCTGTCAAAAATACCAGCATCAATATGCGCATATTTTATTTTGGAAGCTCTATTGTTCAACATTATAAAGTCTCATAAATTGTATATGGTGAAATGCATTCTTTGATAACTGCTGGCACAGCCGCAACATTTTCCATGTTGCGATTTTCATACCACCACCCTGCCAGCATTTTAACTGCCAAGACAAGTCCGTCCGGCACAGCAGAAGACGTATCACCATAGCCGCAAACATATAACACGTGAATTGGATTAACAGGATACAACGTACTGTATGGCCATGAAGCTCCCGCTGGAAGTACAATCCGACCATTACCACTAGAAGTATCAGCGATGTAGTCTTGATCGTAGCCTGCAACCATTGCCGTTGCTGTATTATTGTCATCGTACCAAATAACTGACGTCACACTTTGCAGCTCACCGCCCCATAATGGCAGATAGTTTGCTGCAGGCCACTTGCTAAAATAGTTGTACCAGGTTTGCGTTATAAGTGCTCTGCCTGTTTGGGTCTCGATCCACCGCCGCGCTGACTTTATGATTGATGCAAGCAGAACGTCCTCAGCTGATGTTGGAGACTTCTTTGTAACTGTTACGGCAAAGCTGCATGTTGCCGTAGTAACAGTTGATACCGCTCGCAAATATCGCTTTGTCCCTGTGTAGGCTTTCTCTTGCACCGCATTATCGTTTGCCTCTGTGACCTGAGTAAAAGCACCGCTGGTTACGTCTGTCCACGCAGATGCATCATCGCTTTCCTGCAGCTTAACATCAACGGTTCCACTCGCCCCGTTTGCTGCTGATACCAAATGCACCAGAACATCATAGCCTAGCACCTCAACCGCTGAGCCTATCAAGCTGTAGCTTGCAGCAACAACATGAGCACCAGGAGCAATTGTAGTTTCCAGTGCTAAGTCGTCCTCAAGACTTGTGCTATCAATCCGCAAATAGCTTTTCAGCTCTGTTGTAGTTACTGGCTCAACAGAAGGCTCTGTGCTTATGCGTTTTTCTCTTCTTGTTTCAGATGACATAAATGCACCCGTCCTTTATCTGCTTCACTTATTTGGTGCCGAGTAAACCATTTTATCTCGCCTGCGTCGCTGTAGCTTAGTATCGGTTTGTATCGGCTTGCTGCCACTGGCTGCTGACTCAGCTTCTTTAATGCGTTTGATTCCGCCATCACTGAATTCATATTCCGGCTCCTTCTCTGTGGCATAAGCAGCAATGTTTCGCCGTACCAAATCTGTTGCGCTGCTATTGGATGCGCTTATCACGGTCCCACTTTCACATCCACACCAATCGCTCAATAAAATTATCACGGTCCCGCTTTCACAGCCATTCCATTCACTTTGTGAGATTACATTTTGCATTGTCTTTGCCCTCCGACTTTATTTTTAGATAGCGTGGGCAAGGAAAGAAGGGGTAAGAACCTTGCCCACGCTTCTTATGAGCGAACAGGTAGCCATCTACCAGTGCTCAAATGTCTTTATGTAACTATCGCAGCTGTGCCAATCGCCAGTAATCCACGCGCAGCGCCTCAGCATTTGCGTCTCCTGCTTTCACACCCATGAAAACCTTGCTTTCGCCGAAGCCGGATGCAGTCCACGTCAGAGCAGAGCCAACAACATCATTGACATACGGATACACAGAAGTTGCACCGTCGTAGTAAAATCCAACTCTGAACCACGTTGCGGAAACAAACGTTGTCAGCGCCGCCGATGTGCTTTGCGTGCCTCCAGTGGAAGACTCGGCATAGATGCTCATTGTGCCGTCAACCTTAAAGAACACAATTCCATCGTAGGAAGCAGCGGGTCCGCCGCCATTGTCTAAGATATGGTTGGCAGCCGGAGCTTCGCCAATTCCGATGATCCAGTTTGCGTCGTCGGTGTTTGCCTCGGTCAGCGCCAGCCTTGCCTCAAACCACATTGGCTTACCGGTTGCTGGCAGGACTATCTCGTCGTTCGTCATCAGGTACGCTTCATTGTTGTTCGTGCCGGACGCCGTGACGACCATAACGCCATTTGCTGCATCGGCAATAGCTGCCGTTGAGCTGGCATCTCCAACAAGCGTGTAGCCATCAGCAGTTACAGTGCCACCGATTGCCAAGTCGCCGGGGCATACAAGGAAATCCTCATAGTGATACAGGCCCAGTGACGGATCGCACATAATTGCTAGTATCGGGCAGCTCGCCCAGACACCATTCCGGAAACCCGTGTTGCCTGCAGAGTCAAAGAAATTCATTGCGCCCTGCTTCCAATAACCTTTCATTTGTGTTGACATGTTTTGCTCTCCTTGTTTAATGTTAAGGTGTCTTTATTTCACCTGCGCAAGCCGCTAAATAACGACTTACGAAACACTCAACCGTTGTATTGCAACCAATTGCAGAATAAAGGCATGGCTGAATACCATATACAGCAACGATAGTCGCTGAGTGAAGGGAGTCAAAGCCTCAGCTACTACACTGCTGTAGTTAGCATGTGCTCTCTGCCTGCCTACGCACCTTTTCACCTTGTATTCAGCCACGCCATATTCCTTTATCCTGCTATTCAGTTGCTATATCCCGCCGCGCATCAGTCAGTGATGACGGTCGGCGGAGCATTCTGTGCATACCGCGTCTGGCACACGAATATGCCGCTGATCATATTGCTGGCATTACCACCGCTGTTGCTCAGGTAGAAGCAGTCATACCCAGCAGAGAACTTTGCGGGATCAAATTCCACGACCAGGATCTGGTTCTTTCCGGCGCCGGTGTCCATCGTGAAGCTGTAAGCGTCCGTGGTGGCCTTGGTCAGTGAATCACTGGTTGCGGTGTCGGTGTTCTGCCAGTACGGGCATGCCGCGGTAATGGCAGCATTGGTGCCTGCCGCAACATCCGTGGCTTCATAAATCGTAAACACGTTATCCGTGTCGCCGCCGCCACCATACAGATGAACAATGGCCCAGAGCTTGTGAATGTTCTTGCAGCAAATAACATCTGAAGTCGTAATGCCGTTTGCTGCAGTCGGGCGATACGCCTCCACAATTTTACAGTTTTCAGGTAACGTAAACATATTATGTCTCCTTATCAGGTTGTTGTTTGTTTTCTTTCACGCAAAACTCATTGCTTCGCGCTTCTGTTGGTTATGCTCTCGTTGCCAGCGCAACAAACGGAGAAACCGTGCTGCTGCTGTTGCGCGGAGTCAATGCCGCTGGCCACCACGGTTGTCCATCGATCCGGAAAACTACTCTGAAGGCAGTCTGATCGTAATCAAACTTCAGATGCATGCTGGTCGCAAACTGAATTCCAACTCCTGCCTTCTGGCCAATAAGGTATTGGCTGAAGTCCGCGAGCAGAATGTCGCCCTTGGTGCCAACGGTCTGGCAGTGCTCGGTGAAAATAACCGGCTTACCCATCAGGGTGTCATAGGGTTTGCCGCTCAGACCACCAGCCGGCAGATAAGCAGCGCTGCCGCCCGTACCCACATCCAGCTTCATCCTTGCCAGCTGCGTAAAGGTATCATCATTGCAGTACCACGTTCCTGAGCTTTTGCGCCATAGCCGCCCGTACATGTTGATCACGTTCTCGTAAACAATGGTAGCCGCAACCTGACCAGTTTCCTTCGCAACCGATACCAGACACGGAGCATTGATAACACCCAGAGGCTGACCGGCACCAGTGCCATTCAGACACACACCATCAATGGTCCAGCCCAGCGCATCCGTGAACATGCGGTTCAGCAAAGGCTCCAAGGTAATGGGCGAGTCCTCAATGATTTCGTCGCTGGCGTAGCAAAGCCCTGCGCATTTCTTCAGGATCAGTTCGATCTGACCCAAAGAAGGTTTGCTGCTGGTTTTGTCGCCAACCTCATCGAGCCAGTAGAACTTTACGCCACCGAAAACCGTGCCTCCGCTCCGGTCAGTGTCCTTGACATACGGAATTTTAACGCTGTTGGTAGCCATCGGAATTGTCATGGCTGACTGCATGATGTTGCTCTTCTGCACGCCCTGCTCCAGCAGCTGATTGCGGAATTCCGTCGGAATAAGAAAGCCTCCGTCCCCGCCGCTGCCTTCCAGCAACCCTGATCCTGCAGCCTTCTGGTGCCAGGTCTTAAGCTCCTCGGTGCGAGGAATGCCTTCACGACCTGCCTTAAATACCTGAATGGCAAAATCACTCAGCGACTTAAAGCCTTCCTTGGGATCTTCGCCATCAGCAGCTTTCTGGTGGTTAACCATTGCTGCAATTTTGGTATCAGTTTCAGAGCGCACCTCGGCCAGCCTTGCTTCAACCAGTTCTTTAAGCTGGTCGTCGCTCTTGGCATAAGGCTTCATTGCGTCCTCGATAAGGGACTTAAGCATTTCGGTTAATTGTGATTTCGTAATCTCAGCCATTTTCATTTTCCTTTCAGTTGTTAGTTTCACATTATTAAAGCATTTGTTTTCTCTCGGGACCATCCTATCAGATCACCGATTTCCTGCAGCATTCTTGTCGCTGCTGCTTCCAGTACGGTAAGATCATCAAAGCAGCCATCCGGCAACCATGCCCATATACCAGTATCAATTACCTGCTCAGACAGTCGTGCACCTGCTACCATATCACATTCACTGTGAAGACCTGCAGCATCCTCTGGTAATGGTGCTGCCCCAGTCACGCCGCTGGCAGATCCAGCCACGACGACGGTGCGTGCTTCCGCTTTACTTGAGTTGGTATTGTCCCTGTTATCTGTGCTCATTGCGAGGCTCTCTATCTCTTACAATACTTTTCCAAACGATACCTTTATGGCATCCGTCAAGCTTTTTATTTGCGCAGCATCGTGCTGTGACTGCGCTTGTTTAAGAGTTTCCAAGGCTACTTGTTTAAACATGTCAAGGTCGACTTCAATTATTTCCTCAGCCTCTTGCTCCTTTTGTTCTATCGGAGCAGGAGCTTCCTCTATTGACAAGGTTATTACCTCTTCTGGTTCAGCAGGCTTTTCCTTGTCTGGCTCAACTGCTTTGATCGCACCAGTCATTGATTTAAAGAATTCCTGCTGCTTATCAATCATTCTGGTAATGCTATCGACCGCAGCAACAAGCTCTGTTAGCACCTTCAGCACTTGGCTCCGGGAGCTATCATCAGCAGGGATCTCACCTATTTTTTCATTGCCGCTTTCAGCAGCAGCCTCCTCGGCAGCAGGTTCAAACTTGCCGCTGTGATCACGGCAATGTGCTCCAGCTTCCTCAGCGGTCCACACGTCCTTTTTGTATCTGTAGGCTTGCTCCTCGACGGTGTCGTCCTTTATGCCCCAGATAACGCTATAGGTCTTTCCCTCATGAGTGCGTGTGCCTCGCCGAAAGCGTTCATACTTTGCAGGATCTTGAAGCCGACAGGCATGCTCCGTAGGATAAGGTTTCTCCTCAGCTTCCAATTCGTCGCAGCCATCGTCACTGAAAAACAAATCGCCATCCTCGGCCTTTTCCTCTGGGGCAGTTACGTCATCCTCGTCGCTGTCTTTGCTGCTATCCTCAGCAATCTTCAGCACAACGTCCTTTAGAACCGGATCGTGAGTTTTGCTCTTCACCTCTTCCACAAGAGCGTCTGGGCAGCACGGCACACTCACGCAGCTTATCTCCAGCAGCTCACATTTTTCAAACACCGTAATCTTGCGTCCAGTAGGCTTGTTGTCCTCATCCTTTTCATCCACCTGCTTTATGGCTGAGCGATCCGGGATAAAGCCCACGGAAAAGGCTTTCATGATGCCGTCCTTATACAACTGGTAAACCTCCTCACCCAGCTGTGTCTTGGCAAATTTGGCCTTAAACAGCAGTCCCTCTGGCTTGCGCTTTATCCACAGGATCTTGCCAACTGGAGGCTGCGCATAATTATGGCTGAGCATGAGAACAGGATTTTTCAGGAAGTTTTCCAGCTGCCATGCGTTAGCCTTTATCAGTTCATTGTCGCGGTCTTTCACCGGCTTGCTTCCGAAAGCAACAATACTCCTGTCGGAGTCATTGACTTCTTTGGTCTGTGAGATTGCAAACAGTTTCGTCATTAGAGTAAACCTCCGTATTTAAACTTGAAAAATACACTATGCGCTTTTTGAGCTTATCGGCAAATGGGTCATGCTTATAGTTGGCAGCTTTTACAAGACCCAGAAAATAAAGTTGTGTTGTCATTTGCTATTCCTCAGCAGCTGGTTTTTCTAGCTCGCCACGTTCAGGAGCACGTGGAGTTATGGCTGGCGCAAACTCCTCCATAACAACAGGCAGCAAAACACAGCGACAATTTGGATGCAGCGGTGGAGCCTCAATATCGCTGTAGCCCACAGTAGCAGTTTGCCCATCAGGACCTCGCATAACATCGCCCTCCTTGGCAAAGTCAGCCTCAATATCCACAATTACTTCGTTTATCTCGCTACACTCCCAGCATGTCAGCTCATCCATAGCTGTGTACCACTGCTTACCCATAACAACACCGGACTGCCGATAAGCTTCCTTGGCAGAGTAGTTCATTGCGCGTGTTGTTTCTGTTCTCGCTATAACCTGCGCTCGCTGCCGGGATGCCGCACTAAACACCTGCTCAACACGGTTGCGCAGTTTATCCATACTCTCGCCACTCATAATGCCTGCTGCCAGCTCTGAGCGTATGCTATCTGTAGTTGTTTTGTTGACAGCGCCAGCAAGCTTCAAAGAAAAGGAGTCCACAAAGCTTTGCAGCTCTGGCGAAGTTGTGCTAAAGTCAAGCCTGAACCTTGCCGCGGGACTTCCCGATGCAGCTAACTCCGAATGTAGCTCGCGCATCACCTGTGGGCCTTCAACCTTTACAATGTCCTTTATGGCTAACTCACCCCGCTGCTGTAGATCGGCATTCCATGCCGCCTCATCAAACAACCATATATCATAAGCATTTTTAGCTATAACGCTATCAGCAACTATTGGCATCCACTTCATCTGCCCAAGTACAAAGTCACGCTGCTGCTGGAAGTACTGCTGAAGCATACGCTTAAACTTGCGCTCATGTTTATTGTGACGCCGGATATAGGTTTTCCAACGCGCTGCGCCTCTTATGTGGAAAGCTTCAGTATCCTTGAGCAGCATCAATCCTGCTGCCATTGCCGCTGTAAGCACAACCTTGCGGTCATATTCCGATAACCGCCTCAAGCTGGTTCCTATGAAGTCTTAAAATTGGCCAATTTAAGCCACTCAGTTAAAAACTTTTAAATCCTGTATAAAATTGCATATGGTCGATATAGAGCTGACTGTTATAAGGTCTCGGTTACTCTCTGACTTATTTCGGCCACCTTAGCATTCACATAAACTCGCAGCGCTCTGGTTATCTTGCCTGAATTAAGAACCTGCCCGAAAGTGCTCCTCACATCAAAACTCATCTCTGCTCCTGCTGGCAATTCAAACACCACAGGTATGTCGCCAGCGCCTAACTCAACCACCCGTGGCTCTGACATCAGCAGGTCGTTTACCACAACCAGCTTTGCCTCGTTACGGTCTTCTGCAATGGTCTGCTTTGCTTCCTGGATTACCACACTTGCTTTGCTCATATATTAGCTTGCCTGCTCGCTGTTATTATTATCTGCTTGCGTTCTGTGCACAGAACACCTCAATTGCCTATATACCTCCATGGCTAACTGCTGGCACTGCATAAACATATCGGTCGGATCGTTGCTACTGCTCTCTGGCAGTTGTGGTACTGTACGATCGTCGTCGTCATCATCGTCTGCTGCTGCCACTGCCTTTCCTTCTTTCGGCTCGCTTTCCAACTGCAACGCACCAACATTCATCGGAGCAAGCGGAGAGTTACCCCACGCAACTTCGTCAAGTCCTTCCTCGCGCCGCACCTCATTCACAGTTATTACATAGTTGCGCAGATTGGATTCACGCACCTTCAGCTGAAAATCCCTGTCCACTGGCAATATGTCGTCATAGGCAACAAACAGGTTCTCATCATAGATAGGCATAATCTTTTCGTTTATTTTTTCCTCTATGCGCCGTAGCCTTGGAGTAATTGTATCGCGCATGTACTGTTGCTCACCAACATTGGCATTGGCAAGGTTAACATTCTCAGAAGTGACCTTGCTCATCGGGACGCCATACGCTGCCATAATTTCCTCTCGACTCATTTTGCGCCCCATAGCATAGGCAATGTCCTTTGGCAGCATGGTTATTGGATTGTATGTTAGGCCCTTCTGCAGAAGTATGGTTTTACCCTTGCGAGTTTTGCCACCATAGCTCTCCTCAAACTGATCCTTCAGCATCTTGTACTGCTCTTTGGTCAGCTGCTGATCCGTTGTGAGCACAGCTTCTGGCCTCGCATTATTTTCAATCAACGTCCGTTCAAACTCGCTTATGTCCTTGTATAGAACCACGGCTTCGGCCACTGCCATGAGTGGGCTGTAGCCATAATACATGTTTTTGGGGTTCGGAAATTTGAAATGAACGATCTCGTCGGGATCAAACGGGACTCGCGAAACCCCACCGACATGATACACATACCCACCGACCAAGTCTTTCTCGCCAGCCACCACACGCATGTTCCTGCTGTTGAGCACCCAGATCTCTGCCGGGAGCTTGGTCAGCTCATCTCGCACCATATACCAGTAAGCATTACCCGTCAGCTCAAGATACAATTCTGTGAGCTCCCATAAGTCAAATCTGTTCATGGTACAGTTAACATTTTGCATCAGCTGCAGAAAAGGATGATCCATAACTTCGTCGATCTCCTCAGCCTTGGTCACCCACTTTACAGTGCTGCTGTTGTTACGCAGTCGCGCAGTTTCATTGGCCTTTAGCGTTCGGGTTTTTACAAGCGTCTTTTGTCCCTTGAAAGCCTTCGCGACAAATAGCCTCAGTGGTACACTTGCAACAGCCTGTGCATTTTTGGTAGCACACACATACACCCATCCTGTAAAAGCCTGAAGCTGCGCCGCAACATTTGACTCCATATTTATTGATCGTCCGCGCTCCCATGGCGACACTATGGCTTGAACAGCCCTGCCAACAACGCCTTCGTCCTCTTGCTGGTTGCGATCACGGCCACGACCAAGTCCTATTTTCAGCAGATCTAAAATCTTCATTCCCTTACCCCATGCAATCACAAAATCAATATTGAAGGACACTCCATGCGGTCCTTCATATGAGTCCACAAAGCATATCGTAGCGCGCTAACCGCGTGGTCATTAAACCTCACCGGATCATCAATAAGGTTGCCTCGCTGGTCGGTACGCCAGCTGTATGACCGCAGCTCATTTACCATCTCGGTGCTGTTAGCCTCAACACCTATGCTAAAGCGTCTGACAAAGTCAATGCCGCTCTTAATGTTCTTATCGCTCGGCATACACCAGAAATCACTCATGTTGATCTCTGCAATGCGTGCAGGTTCTGCACTATCAGCATATATTGGACATGTCCCGCGACGATCTTCTGGAATAAGGTTTTTCATTTCATCTATGAGCTGGTTGTTGGTGAGACCGGATCTATACAGCAGTACACGGCACATTACCTCAAATCCGTCTGTTTTAACTTCGAGCAGCACGGACGGATTTGTAAAGCCAAAGTCCAGCCCATAAATCGTCTCGCCATCAAACTGATCATACAGCTCTGTTGGAACCAGACTCCAATTTGTAAAGATCACATTATCCAGTTTACCCCATTCGCCTTTTGTATATATGGCATAGAAGTTTTTATCCTGCTGAGCCAACTGCTCCAGCTGGCGAACATAAGCCTCGGACAAAAAAGGATTATCCTTGTAGGTGCTATGGATCTCGGTGTAGTGTTCGCCTGAGTCTGGAGCCATTATGCGCTGCTTGATAAAACAAAATTCGTCTACAGGATTAAACGACATAAACATCTGATTGCGCGGTTGATCCTCCGGCACAGGCGCAGATTGCCGCAGCTTCAGTGTAACGTAATCATCATATGTGAACTCGTTGGCCTCTTCTAAAAGAATGTCGTTCCACTCAGATGACTTTATTTTTTCTGGGTCATCCAAAGATCCAAAATGAAGCACCGATCTGCCATATGTATAATTGAAGTGGCTCTTGCTTAGCGCCACTCTGCTCTTTATGCCATAGGACTCCAGAACAGCCTCAAAGGTTTGGAAGATACTCAGTCGCAGTGATGGTAATGTTTTACGCAGGACCAGCAGCCTTCTACCAGGGCAGCTCACCAGTCGCTCAACAAAAATCTGAGCCAGACTATAGCTCTTGCTGCTGCGGGCACCTCCTCTGTTAATCACCAAGGGTGTGTCCGCAATTTTGTTGCGCCGAAATATGTTGGTAACTTTTATTTTGCGTTCGATTGGTGTGAGTTGACTTGACAGCTGAGTGAGTGGCTTCCACTCAGTGTCTTTGAGTAGTATGGGCGCATTAGGATTTCTGGCTGTTCTCGGCTGCTCTATCAGCATCAGGCATCTTCATATACAAATTTAATCGGTGGTAGGTCGTCGTCGCCTCCAATCACTTTGCGCTCAATGTATCCTCGCGTGTATCCCTTGTACTTTATGTACAGTTGGATTGCCCACGGCTTTCCGGCTTTGATTGCTTTTACAATTTGATCCTCGCAGTCATCCATTCTGGCTTCAACCACTTCAGCCAAATACTCCTTCAGATCAGCGTTCGCGGCAATCCTACATCGAAGGCCAGAAGGTTTACATCCAAGTAAAGCCGCGGCTCTGGTCAGCAAACCTCCTGTAGCCTCAATGGCTCTTGCCACTTCCTGATCCGAGTGGTTGTCGCCTGAGTTATTTGGCCTCGACATTTTTCGTGGCACAGCCCTAAAGCGTCCTCTCTGCTCTGACTTTGGAGCACCCCTGCGTCTCTTCAATTTGTGTGTATTCTCAGCCATATATATTATTATATTTATTTTTTCAGCAGTTTAAACAGAAAAATCTAAGACATTTTTCAATCACTTACACTTCAATCACTTACACGCAATTATGATTTCCTCTCCTGCTCAACCCTGTGCCCTGTCTATGGTAGCTTACTGTAGAGTTTCTTTTATTTCTACCACAAGCATTGCATTAATCGCATTGCTCAGCGTCGTATAAACTGCTAGTTCCTCGTCGCCTATTGTGCCCCTCACCTCAACCAACGGCTCTCCGCTTTTATTGCTTGGATCATCAGCACGAATAATTCTAACCTTGTCCACGTGCATTGCAACATTTATGTATTTAACACCTTTGCGTATGCCGTACGATATTACGCTGCTGCTATCCTGATTTGGTTTTACTAATTGAAGTTTTCTCGTCATGCTTTGTGCCCTCCTCTAATCTTATATTCGCTTCATTCCTCTATCTCCCAATCATTTTGTAAGCCTTAATCCTCTATTCCAGCCACGCCTTATGTGCATCGCACGGCTTGATAGCTTATGACATTTTTCTACCTCCTCAATCTTTTAGATAATCATACAATGCTTGCCAAGCAGCTCCTTAAAGCAGTGCTGGCACAGGTCAATGGATACCTCGGCTCCATCACCAAAGACTGAACCATATCCGCAGTAGTTATTAAAACTCACAGACTCCTGTCTTTCTATTTCATCATTCAGCAGGTTACGCCCACAAACAGAGCAGGTTAATTCAACGAGATGCCTTTCCTCTCTGGTTACTATTCCATATCGTCTCATCGCTCGTCCTCCACCGGGCATATGTTTGCTTTCTCTACCATAAGCCTATGCTCCTCGGTGTCCCATGTGTCATCTAGTGGATCATACCATCCGTCAGCCAGCGCTTGCTCCAGTGGATCACTGGCAAAGCATTTCAGGCAGTACGCTCCAGGCCATCCGCTCCATTTATGCTCGCTCATTACGTCCCCTTTCTAAACAGCCACTTGTCCAACCACCAGAAGCACACGGCCCCCAATGCCTGCCCTATCAGCAGGTTGGCCGAAAGCGGTAGGCCCTTGCTATCCATGTAGTTCATAGGCAGCAGCATGACTATGCC